CGTTTACCCTCCACGCGGTGAATTTCGGCGAATTCGTCGAGATTGAGGAAAACCGCGCTTATATCCCGCGCCATTTGCTCTTTAAAAATCACGATTCCGGCGCAGAGGGCGAAAGGTCGGGTTGTTCTCCGTCGTCGGGGAGATTATCGCTCTCCGGCTTTCTCCCTTTCTTTTTACCGTGCTTGGGCGGCTCGCCGATAGGTTCGGCGTCTTCGGGAAGATCGTCGGCGGTGGGAATATCGTCGCCGGAATAATCATCGTCGGCGGTAACCTCGTCAACGAACTTCGCAACTCCGGCGGAGACAAGCCGCGCCGCTTCCTTTTCGTCCAATTCAAAAGGCGGCGAGGTGCGGGTTTTCGCTTCGACCATACCTTTTCCGTTTTTTCTGTAACCGTATGTGCCTTGAATAATCCGTATTTTTCTCATATTAAACCTCCTACGATACGACGTTTGCCGCGTAAATATACGGGCAATAGTCTTTCGGCGCCGCGAGCGGACGGGTACCGAGCCTTAATTTGCGGGTGTCCTTGTCTTGATCAACCGTCAGCTTAGGCACGCGCTTGTTCGCGTACGTCTTGAAGTCTTCCATGCCGTGATCGATCTGCGTAATCTGACCGTATAACATCCTGCCGCAACCGGGAGCGGTTACCATTGCGGAAGTCGAGGGGAAGTACGGCTTTTCGGCGCCGTCGTCGTCAACATAGCCGTGAACGACGCTGAACAGATTGAGCTGAAATCCCATGAAGTTGAGCGTTCCCATATACGCCACGCCGTTGTACTGCGTTAACGTCGGGCTGATTAAACCGATTTGTACGCGGTTGTTGTCGAGCAGGGTGCGCACTTTCTCAATTTCGAGAATCGCGTTGGACGTTTGACTTCCAAGAACCAAGTCCGCCGCACTGAGCCCGCGCTTCGATAACATCCTGCACATTTCAAGCACGTCTTCGAAGAATGCGCCGTCGGGACTGTTCCACGGATTGGCGACGGTATAAACATGGTCGCTGACTTCATCGTAGAACTGCACCCTGTACTTCTTCCCCTGCTTCTTCGCGTCGATGTATTCCTGTATGTCGCAGGCGTTGTTAATCATAGTCTGCACGCACATCCACTCTTCGCGGCGTACGATCCTGCCTTCAAGGTCTTTGAGATCCTGTTGGAGTATCCGCGCCGCTCTTTGAGCCTGCGTACTGCCCGAATACAAGGCTTCCCCGAATCCGCGCTGTTTAAGATCGTCAAGCGTGAGAAGTCTCGACGGCGCGATATACGCGGGTTGGAACTCGTCAATCCGGTAACCCCTGCGGTCAATCGGAACATCACCGACATTCTCGGACACGAACGCCGCCATTTTCCTGTCGCCGTTGCGGTATTCGGTTAAAACTTTGTCGGAAGCGAATACGGTTTCCTCCGAGAAGTAACGGTCTTTGAAGAATGTCGTCTGCGGGACGTTTTCCTCCGAAAGCGCGATCATCATATACGTTTTGAATAAATCAATGTTCATTTTCGATAACCCTCCTTAATTGAATGCGGCTTTGAAAACGATATTGCGCTTACGCAACTCGTCCAAGTCCGCCGCCGTAATGGTATATCCCTCTTTAACCGTGACTTTGCCGGAATCGAAACAACCCGCCGTGTAAACCGTTGCGATAACGTCTTCCGAAGTCCCGACGACTGTGTCGTCGATCAGTATGCAGTCGGGAGTGAGCGAATCGTCGTCGATCTCGGTGCCGAGCGGATAGATTTTTTCATCGTTCTCGGAAACGGCGAACACCGTCCCGCGCTTGTAAGTCGCTTCCGCGTCGCCGTGCGCGATCGTTCTCCCGCGTACTTCGACGGGCGGATTAAGGTCGGAAATGAGCCCGTCGTAATTCATATCGCCGACTTTCCTGTTTAACAATTCAGCCATATTATTTATCCCCCTTCTTGCCGAGCAGCAAGGCGACTTCCGCTTTCGCGGCCGCCATAAGCTGATCCGGAGTTGCGTTTTCGTCGGTTTTACCCTCGCCGGGTTTGTCGCCGCCGATGGGTGAAGCCCCTACGTCTTTCGCGCCCGATGCGGCGTAATTCTTGTGGACGTTCGCGAGATACTCCGCCCCGAGCTTGGATTGCTTCTGCATCGCCATAAATGAAAGTTCCTGCGCGGTGCAAGGCTTATCATACTTCGCCTCGTTCACAAGAGCGTCGTCCCCGACGGCGATCGCGATGTCCTCGATTTCCCGAATACGCTGACGTTCGTTTTTAACGGCGTCTTCGGCGGCAGTCTTGACCGCGCCGTTTTCAATCGCCGCGATAAGATCGGGATAAGCCGCCCTTAATTCTTCCGGTGTCTTCATTAAAATGCTCCCTTCGTTTGATTTATTGTTTACTGCCGTTGAATCGGCGGCAAAACTGTTTTTGACCGGGATACTCCCGGGGATATTGCGGAAATACTGCACGTTGTGAGGTACTCCCGCAGCGAGCAAGAACTTCTTATCCGCGCTGACGAATACTTCGGGCTGTTGCCCTTTTATAATCGTGTTTGCGAAGCCCTCGTCGATAGCTTCTTGACCGACCATCCATGTCTCTTTCGTCATGAGCGAGCGCAAAACGCCTACTTCTCGTCCCGTCTTAACGCTGTAAATCTCGGCGATTGATTTCTCGGCGGCTTCAAAGCCTTTTATCGCCTGTTTTAAAACTGGGAGCGTTACATAGTCCATAAACACACCCGATATTCCGTGAACCATGACGATACTGCCGGGATAAACCTGCACATCATCTCCGGCGCACATGATTATACTCGCCGCGCTGGCGGCAATCCCCTCGACGACGACTGTCTTGTGCCCCGACAAACCTTTCAGCGCGTTATGAATGGCAAGTCCTGTGTAGAAATCGCCGCCGCAGCTGTTGATCTTGACCGTGATTTTCGACTTACCTTTGATCTGTTCCAAGTCTTCAAGGAAACCCTCGGGGGTAATAAAAAGACCGGAGACGGGTTCTCCCGTCCACCAGTCCGTAGGCTGCGAATCGCATATGTCGCCGTAAAGCGTAATCTCGGCTTCCGTTTCGTTAAGATTCGCCATGTTCCAGAATTTCATTTGCAATCTCCTTTACCAGTTTTAATTTCTGCTTTTCAGAGACAAGATTTACAAGATTGTTTGTAAATTGCTCATCGGTTAGAATCTCCTTAGCTTGTTTTAACTTTTCGTATTCGCCTTTTAGCTGTGTGACGTTGTTTTCCCACTGTCCGCCGTTAAGGCGTATGGTGCTTTGCTCGTGCGTGGAAAGCCCGTGTTCGATAGCCAAGATCTCCGCCGTGATTTCTTTGACGGGGTCGAGCTGCCCTTGCGAAGGCCCGATCCACTCGCTCCCCAAATACGCCGCTCGAATTTCGGGAACGGTGAAAAAACCCGGCGCGCTGATTCTACCCCGCGCCACCGCCTCGCTCATCCACGCTTCATAAACGGGCATACAAAAGTCGCAGGTGAACCACTCGCGCCGCATTTTGAACGCTTTCCATGCTTCCATTAACGCCGCGCGGCTTGCCGAATAACTGGCGTTGAATGATTTTAACAGTAAATCGCGCGGAATTTCGAGTGCCGCGCCGATTTGTCCGCATACTGCGCTTATAAACGGATCAAAACCGCTTGACGGACGTTTCGGATCGGCAAACGTAATGTCGTCGCCGGGTTGCAATATGTTTATTTGCCCCGGCCCCATTTCGTAATCGTTCGGGTCGCGTTCCGTCAACTGCGCGTTTTGCCTTGTTTCGTTAAAAGGCATATCTGATGTTTGCGCCGAAGTTTTGATAAACGCCGTAAAAAACGATTCAATCAACGCCGCCGACATTTCCGATTCTGTATACCTGCGAATTTGCAGCAGCGGTTCAATCGCCTGCGCCAAATAAGAAACGCCTCGATACTGTTCGGGGCGTTCGGAGTTCATTATATGGAGAATGTTAGGCAAGCCTGTATCATCGCCGTAAGCTTTAACCCTCACCCACTTCACATCGCCGGTAAATAACTCAAACGGGTGATTGCTTCGGATGTGATACGCTTCTATCATGCCGTCGGCATTAATTTCCACGCCGTCGTATATTCGGTTGCCGTTCTCGGCTTTTCCCAAAACCGTCAACGGAATACCCGCCATACTGTTCGGAGTGGCGATCCTGTCGGCTTCGATTATATGCAGGCGTAGGGAATACGGATTGAAACGCGTAGGCTCGTAGTATTTATAAAGCACGAACACGTCGCCCGAGATCAACCACGACATGAGCGCAAGCTGTTGCATTGAGTAGAAGTCGTTTACTCCCGTTGCGTCGCAGGCTTTTTTATTCTCCGCCCATAAAGCGAACTCTTCTTCTGCCCTGCGCTGCCACTTTTCAGCCGCTTCTTGGCTCATTCCGAGCAAATCGCGGTTAATTCTGCTTTTGAGTTGCAACCCGAGTCCGATTACGTTTGTTCGGTTGGAATGGATCCCCGACGCCGCGACGGGCGCGGACATGTACAACATTCGGGCGCGTTGGCGGAGAGTATAATTATACTGGTCGATATCTTCGCGAGGCGAGCCGCTCTGTGCGGCAAAGCCTTTAACGCCGCGCTTGTGCTGACTGGCTCCCGCTTCGCCGTAACCTTTATTATAAAGCTGCATACCCACCTACCAATCACGCGGAACTACCGCATACGCGCGGCGAGGAGGTTGCCCGTTCGCGAGTGCTTCAAGATCCGCTATTTCCTGTTCAAGCTGTTTTATCATTTTCTGAACATCACTTAAAACCGTGTTGTACTTATATAAATTCCGCGAACCGACACCGTAACCTAAAACACCCTCGGGCGAAAGCATGTACTTTTCCCGTTCAAGATACAGTTTCAATCGCTCGCGTTTGCTTTCAAGCGTTTCTTTACCAATCATCGCCGTAATCCTTTCGCTTAAATCTCGGTTTTGTTTTTGCCGTCGCTTGTACGGGCGGTTTATCCGGTTCGGACAGTCCTTTAAGGCGACGTTCCTCCGCGTCGATGTCGGGGTTCATAACCCGAAACGCGGCGAGCGCGTAATTCCGGCAGTCAAGAGCCTCGTTGCGCGTATGACCGGGAAGTTTCTCCCACATCCAGCCGCCGCGCCGTGCATTCTGAACGAGTTTTTCGCTGAGTAACCCGTTAAAATACCGCATATCATATCCGGCTGATTCGTTACGCGGGAAATGGCAGAACTTCGCACCGCTTTCCTGTACTTTCAGGTTCGCCATTATCGCGGCTTTACCCTCGTCAACCCCGATTGTGTAATGCCAGCACCATACCCGCTTATCTTCCGCGACAATTACCTTTGTCGCCGGAGAAGTATACGGGACGCTTTCACCGCCTTTACCGCTTATAGCGAAAACCCGCTTATGAAACCTTGCGCGGCAAGCCGCTTTCACGCTTTGCCCGAAGTGTCCGCCCTGGTCGACAAACGTTATCGACACACGCAAACCTTTTCCGGAATGGAAACGGTAAACATGGTCGATTATTTCGTCCAAGCGTTCCCACGTTTCCTCATCGTCGGGTCGACCCATTATAAAACCGCTTTTAATCCCCCACGTTTCCTTATAATGTCCATGACCGATAACCTCGTATTCAAGGCGGTTGTCCTGCGTATCTACGCCGCAGGTCAAAACAAAAACGCCTTCGGGCAGTTCCACGTCGGAACCGTTCGGGCGTTTTCCGTAATCTTCGCGCCGTGATAGAAGTTTATCCTCATCAGGCAAGTCGCCTCGGTCCTCCCATAACTGACCCAAAAGAGTATTGCAAATAACCTGTCTTCTCTGCTCGTCGTCTATTGCTTCGAGCCATTTTAAAACAATCGTTTTCCACGGAGTCCACGGAGAAACGAACGCGTTCAGCCAAAACGAACGCACGCCTTTTTGTTCGAGAGCTTCCGGATTATCGGCGAACCAGCCGGCAGGCTGTTTTTTCATAACGTCTTCGGGAATCAGACTGCCGCATCCGTGACAAAGCCAACCGATTTTACCGACCGTGTATATCTTTTTGCCTTTTATCTTTGTAAAACTATGCTCAAACTTGATGTCGTCAAATACAATCTCTCGAAACTCCCCGCATTCGGGGCATTTCAGCTTATACCGTTCTTGTGTTCCGCTGTCAAAACTTCGCTCGATTCGGCTGTCGCCTTTGATAGTCGGCGTACTGACTTCTACGGTTTTCGCGTTATAGAAAGACGTTTGCCGCGCCTCAGCCAGCGCGAGCGGATCTCCCTCGTCCCCCGCGCTTTTCCCGAAGCGGTCTATCTCGTCGCAGATAATATACCGTACGGGAGTTGACGCAAGCGCGGACGGGCTGTTCGTACCTATGACTTTCAAAATTCCGCCCGGAAACGTCTTTTGCAGAATCGTATTCCCCGAGGTTTTCGCCTTAACCGGAGCGACTCTGCTTTTTATGGTTTTGCAATCCCGAATCATCGGATCAACCCGTTCGCGGACGAACTTCCGCGCACCTTCAAGATTAGGGTGAATATACAGAACGCTCCCGGGGTCTTGATCGATAATGTATCCGAGTACATTGAGTTCAAGCTCGGTCTTCCCGACTTGGCTCGCCGCCACCATAACAATCTTACGGACTTTCGGGTCGGTGAAAGCGTCCATAGGTCCGCGAAGATACGGCGTTCGGGAAGTGCGCCACGGTCCGGGTTCCGCCGAAGTCTCCCGCGACAAATATCTGTGCTTCTCCGCCCACTCGGTGACGGTTAAGTCTTCCGGCGGTTTGTAATGCCGGAACGCCGCGGTAAAAGCCTTGTTTAAGATTTCAGTCAGATTCTTCGGTTTCTTTGCTGTCGTTGTTTTCATCGCGTTCTCTCCAACCTTGCCGCTCTCTGACCCGCTTGGCGTATTCTGCCGGATCGAATTTATAATTCGATAACTCTTCGAGTATGCCGTACACCTCTTTTCGGATAATCTCGGAACTCTCTGCGGGAGTTGACGCCGATAATACGTTGATCGCAAGTCTGCCCGGCAGAGCAATCAGCATTGAGCGTATCACGTAGACGTGATCGGTCATAACGTCTTCCACGTCCTCGGCGCGGATCATATTGCCTTTGAGTTCTTCAAGTTCAAGCTGTGCGGTGTCGGCTTTGGCGCGTTTATAATCAACCTCAGCTTGAATCTTTTGCATTTCAAGCCCCTCGTCGCCGCCGCGCGCGTTTTCAAGATAAGCGATATACGCTTTCAAAGTTTGTACTAAATCCCACTTACCCGTGGCGCGTTTTACGAGTACGCCCTCCTTGGCGAGTTGATTCACACGCTGTTCGGTTCTGCCTATAATCTCCGCGATTTTCGAAGTCGGGACGACAATCTCATTTGCCGGCATTTTAACCTCCATTGCGCGTAAATATCATTTACGTTTCAAAAGAAAGTGCCGAAAAATTTTTTCGGCGTCTGCGCGTTTTGTGGGCTCGCAAGCACCGCACCGCAAAATTTTCCCCGAAAGAACCTACTCGCCGCGCTTTTTGAGTGCTTGATTCAAATGGTTCTCGACGCGCTTGCTTAATCCGCTGTCAATGTTAGCGTTAATCTTCTCGCGTACGTTCTTGTTGTCTATCATCTGCGGTAAACTAATCGTCCTTAAAACCATAATGGGATAACGCTTCTCTCCTTCGCGTATAAACGGCAAGTATTGCCCTTTGTTATTGTAATTCTCTAATAAGAATGTTCTGCGTTTCAGTCTTACCCGTTTGCCTTTGAAAAACTCCGCCGTGATTTTATACGGCACATCCTTTTTAGGTGGGGAAGTCGGCTTCATTTTGAAATGTAAAGGTGATAATGTACGCCCCCTATATATAAGCCCTACACTGTCAATAGTAGTTCCATTGGCTTTTGCAGATCCTATATACTTTTTACCTGATTCATTCCGCTTACTGTATCCGTCGAATGTATCCTTGACTTCTTTCTTTGATACTCCGTATACTTCGGTCACAGCGGCGGAAACCCACGCAGGGGCGCGGCTCTTAAAATCGAATACGGTTTTTTGCAAAACCTTTTCACTGTCTTTTTGAATTGCTTTTAAATTACTGATAAGCCCTTTATAGTTTTTCAGTCCTATACTCATTGAGCCTTTATGGGTTCTTTTTTCTCTTGGCGGCATTTCGGTACTTCTCCTCTCAAAAAATATTTAAAGATTTTTTCAAAAAACGCTTGACAAACACGTTATAACGTGCTATAATATAATTACAGAAAGGGGGTGAGAAAATGAAAAAGAAACAACCGCTTACGGTAGCCGAAGTGATTGAGTTAGTGATTAAGGCAGTTATTGCAGTAGCGGCAATAATCACAGCAATCAAGGCAAAGTAAGCAAGAGGGGCGAAAGCCCCTCCCCCCAAGGGGGGATTGTTCCTTACGGAAAGTATACCACAAAGAAAGGAGTTTGTCAACATGAAAAGCAATTTTTATTTATTGTCGCTCGTTGCTTGGCTGTTAATCGGGATTAACTTCGGTTGGAACACTTTAACTCGCGTAATCGTGATACTCAATGCGGTCGTCGTATTAATCGCCGTGGGAAGGCGTATATACGACGCGAAAGGCGGACGATCATGAACCTTCGCCAATTACGCTTGGACAAGGGTTTCAGCGTTCCGCATCTGTCCGAATTAACGGGCATTCCGCGCCGGACCATTCAAGACATCGAGAAGCGCGGCGACTGCCTTGTGTCGAACGCCAAAAAGCTGGCGGACGCGTTGGACGTAACGCTCGACGAGTTATGCGACTATCGGAAAGGCGGGGAGTGATCCCCGCCTTTTCCTTTTCGTCTACTCTGGCAAGTTTATCATATCACAATATTCGCGCGTTGTCAATACCTCATTGTGGGACATTGTGGGACATTATAGGACATCGCTGTACTTTTTTTGAAAAGCATACAGCGCGTAACCGTGTAAACGTGTTACATGTTTGCGTGTGCATTTCATAATTTCTTTGATAACGTCCAAATCGCGAAAATTCAAATACCGTTCTTGCAAGACTAACCTATAACGGTCATTTTCAATTGATGCAACCCTTTCACGAATTTCACGCTTCAAATCAACAAAGCGATCTGTTTCACTGTTAATCTCAGCTTCAAGCTCGATTATTTTCTCGACGATATCCGCGACGCGGTCTCCGGTTGCAGAACTGCGTCCGCCAACTTTTGTATAATCGGTTGTTGACAAGAACGACGTTCTCAGCCGCTCTATTTCCGCTAAATTGGCGTTTATCTTTTCGTCGAGCCATTGCGCTTGTTCGAGGTATTGCTTCGCCGTCATAATCTTTATCCCCCTTTCGAGTCGTGGATAACGCCCTTGTACCCGTGCCATTTCCAATTCGAACACGTTTTACCGGATCCTCGTACTTGCTTGCACTGCTCATTCTCCTGATTAGCGCATAGTTGACAGCACGAAAACGAACCGCTTAGGCGCAATTCCTCGACCGCCAACTTCAACATTGCGTCCTTTTCGGACAATTTGCGTTTTAACCTCCGGATCTGATGCATGATTATTCTCCTTTTCGTTTTTGCAGTCAACTGCAAAATTAAGTTTCACGTATTTTTGCAATCCGCGCTTTTAACGCGCTCATAATCGCCTCGTGGGAATTCGCCTTATCCCGGATTGCCGCCATAACGTCCTCGTCGACGCAGCCCTGCGCGACGAGATAATGCACGTAAACCTTGTCGTATTCGCTACCCTGCCGCCACAACCGGCACTTGCCCTGATCGTTAAGCTCAAAGCTCCAATTCAGCCCGAACCAGATTATGTGCCGTCCTCCGGCTTGCAGGTTCAGCCCGTAGGCGCAGGACGAGGGGTGAGCCAGTAGCACGTCAATTTTACCGTCGTTCCAGTCCGCCTCATCCTGCGGACCCGCGTATTCGCGTACGCGCAGTTTCGTGTGTCTGAGCCGTTCAAAAAGACGCTCTTTGTCGTGCTTGAACCCATAGAACGTGATACACGGTTCGCCGTCTATCCGCTCCAACAGCTCGGCGTATGCGTCAAGTTTACAGTCGTGAGCCTTTACGGCTTGCTTATCGGCGTTGTACACCGCGCCGTTGCAGTATTGCAGAAGCTTACCCGTTAAAACCGCCGCGCATTGCGCCGTAACGGTTTCGTCCTCGATTTCAAGCAATAGCTCCCGCTCAAACTTGTCATATCCAAGCTTGGCTTTATCGTCAAGCACGACGGGGATCTCGTGTTCTACGCACTCCGGCAATTCAAGATAATCCTCGGCTTTCATGCTGACGCAGATATCGCTTATCGCCGAAAGCACAGCCTTCTCCGCGTCTGTTTTCGGCTTGTAATCGGTGAAATGCCCACCGTGGGTGTTTGCCGTGAAATACCGTTCGCGGTACTGCCCGATTGTCTTACCGAGCCTTTGCCCCCCGTCAAGTAAGTAAATCTGCGACCATAGGTCGATCAGTCCGTTGCTGGACGGCGTTCCGGTCAACAGGACAATTTTTTTGCAGAATCGCCGAACCTGTTTCAACGCGGTAAATCGCTTCGACTGGTGATTTTTGAAACTCGTTGACTCATCCAGCACGACGCAGTCGAACTTCCAGCTTTGCCGGTAATAATCCACCAGCCACTTAACATTCTCGCGGTTAATAATATACACGTCCGCGGGAGTGTTTAACGCGCGTATGCGTTTTGCCTCGCTACCCAAAACCCTAACGCATTTCAAGCCTTGCAGGTGATCCCACTTCTGCGCTTCTTTGTTCCACGTAGCCTCTGCGACCTTTTTCGGCGCGATTATCAACGCGCACGATATTTGCCAGTACGAATACCGCAAAAGGTTAACGGCGGTCAGTGTGATCGACGTTTTTCCGAGTCCGGGCCGAAGGAAGAGACCTACGGCGGGGTCTTCAACAATCCGCTGTATGCAATATTGCTGATAGTTATGCGGTTTATACTGCATTTGGCATTACCTCCTCGACAAAAGCCTTAGCGGCTTCCCAACCGTGAATAATCCGAACGTTCGCGCCGCGTTTTTCAAGTTCGGCGACTTGCCATTTCTGGATATTCGCCATCCTGCCGACTTTCGTTTTCAGCTCGACGAAGTACACGGCTCCGCCCGGCGTTATAACAACCCTGTCCGGCACCCCGGGGGCGCAAGGGCTTATAAACTTATACGCGAGACCTCCGCGCTTGCGTATTAATTCGCACATGCGCCTCTCGATTTCTTTCTCCGTCATTTAACTCCTCCGCTTTTCGGACAAACCTGCCCGCAAAATGATCGCGTAACCCGTAACCGTCTCTCGCGCGCGTAGACATACGCAAACAGGCGATTTAGGCGTGTGCACACCTAACTTAACGCCTATATTTTTTTACTCTTATATATCGGTTACATGGTTACATGGTTACAAATATACATTTTAGCCCGTATTTTCCTCAACTTTTTTTGTAACCGTTTTTCTTATCGTTCGGTTACACGGTTACACTTTTTTAACGCCTAAATCGCCTGTTTTGAAAAATCTCTTAAAAATCGGTTACACGGTTACACTTTTTTTAACGCCTAAATCGCCTGTTTTGAAAACGCCCTTAAAAATCGGTTACACGGTTACGCTTCTCTTTTATACCCTTTTTGCACTCCGTACTCTTTCCCGAATCTTATCGCTCCGCACTTTTGCCATCCCTCCATACGATTTAACACTGCGCTTATCGCCCTTGCTTTTTGCGGGTCAAGCATCGCAAAATTCATCATCAACGCTTCTTGCCATATCTCTCTTACACATATCTTATCGCGCTTCACAAGCCTTAAATCTTTCTCAACATTACCGCTCCAAAAGATCATCCGTTTGCTCAACTCCCAGCTATCCCAATCACTCGGTATTTCCTTTTCCACGAAATTCTTAACCGTGTCTTCCCACGGGTGCGTCTCCCGATGCGCCTCCTGTATTTCGGCGGCGACGGCTTCAAGTTCGGAGGTTAAGTAAAGGGTCTCGCCAATTCCCCAATAGCACACCGCCTCTGCCCATATTTGATCGCGTTCTTCTGTCAAATCTGTGAAAACATTCTTTTTTCGATCGGCTTTATCGGTTGTAAGCGGCCAATATCGGCGGCCGCCCGTTTCATCACGAAGACATTCGGTGTAATTCGTCGTACCGAAGAAAGCGCATTGCCGCGGACGGTCTTCGGGGAAAAAGTCGTAGGCGGCTCTGTAAAAATCGCTCCGCGCCGTTATAAACGCCTTAGCTTGGTTCATGGTCGATCTGTCAAACGCGTGCATTTCCGGTACTTCTATGAGCCATTTGCCCGTTACCGCTTCAAAAGCCTTACTTCCTTCAAAGGTGACGAGACTGTCGGTAAACCAATCGTCTTTCACCGCGAGTTTGTGTATAATGCTGGACTTCCCGCGCCCTTGTTTGCCCACGAACACGAGCATATAGTCAAACTGGCAGCCGGGAGACATTACACGCGCGACAGCTCCCACAAGTGCCTTGCGCGTTACCGCGCGGGCGTATTCGCTGTCCGCCACGCCGAGATAGTCAATAAACAACGTATCAAGTCGCGGCTTTCCGTCCCATACAAGTTTTTTAAGATACTCGCGTATCGGGTGAAACGCCTGCTTAATCGACGACGCCACTATCGCGTCTTTAACGTCCTGCTTTGCAGGCTTATACCCTTTATAATGGGTCTCGAAAAATGTTCGAAGTTCCGTTGTATCGGCGTCAGTCCAATAACCGCCGCCGGATCTCCACGGGAGCTTTTCGGGCGTAAGAATTCTGCCGGAGAACTCGTCCTTGCGGACGCACCCGCGAAGCCCCGGAGCGTTCTGAATGAGCAGAGTAATATTATTAAGCGACTTATGCAGTACTCCGTTCTGGTCGCGCGTGAGTTGCTTTATCCAATCGGTATTCAGCGGCGACTGACTGCCGTCGGTACCGGTCGGCGCGGCGGTCTCGGCGGCAACGGGTTCGGCGTCGATGTCGGCGAAGTCTTCCGCCGCCATGAGCGCCAGCACGTCGTCGTCGCTCGTGGCGAGCAAACACATATTACTGTAAGACGGCAGTTTATTAATAGGCGTATTCGGCAGCGCACCGTCGTCGAGATCGCCGAAACGATGCAGACGCACGAGGTCGAACGCATTGACGAGCCGTCCGCCGCACGGGTCGGTCGCGTGGTGGCTGTATAAGAACTTGCCGCCGTCATAGACTACCGCGCCGCCGGTTGTGGTACCGCCGACATATGTGAAGCGGTCGTCGGCATTGGCGACTTGCTCGTAAACACCGGGCAGCAGTTCGGTTAACGCTCTGTAAATATCGTAGGTTCGGCAGAACGCGCCGACGGTGCCTTTCTTGACTTCCGGGTCGCCCTGCTTTTTCGCCTCCGCTTTGAATACCTGCACGTCCGGCATAGACGGCCACTGCGTAACGTCGCGCCAGTCCGCGTATTGCGCCAGTATGCCGTCCGCGGACACGAAAGGCTTGTCCGCCCAGTAGTAGACATACTCGCTGTCGGCGCAACACGACGGCCAGTACATGAGCCGTGCGATATCAAAGGTTGTCGGGTCAACCGCCTCGATGCCGATGTACTCCGCCAGCTTACGCGCGATCGGTTCGTACTCGTCAGTTGAAACGGTGCGGTCAAGCGGTATGTATACCCTCAGCCGCGGGGTCTCGTCGGTGTGCTTGCGCGTGCTGTGCGTGCAGTATCCGCAGCCTAACGCCTCCAAGCGTTTAAGATAAACGACCACGGAGTATTTCGGTATGTTATCGAGGTCAAGCGAAATAACGTCCCGCCCGATCACGTTCTCGGCTTTGCGGCGCGGGCCGTTCAGCGTGCCGCCGACGAACCCGCCCACGTCTTTAAGCTCGCTCTGTTTCGCCGTGGTATATCGCCTGTACTCGTCCATTGTCTCCGTGCTGCGCGTCGGCTGGCGCAGACGCTCCCACAACTCGGAAAGCATAAGCGTCTGCGGTTTCCAGTTGGTAGACTTGCGGCTCTCGCCGCAGGTTATCGTTATTCTCCTATCCCAGTCCATTGTGTAAGACCTCCCCCCCCTACGTTTTTGTTGTTAAGTCGCCAGCGCAAGTCCGCCGTATGCTGTTTCCTGTTCGGCTTTTCTCGCCGCGGGGATTAACGCGCTGTCGTCCCATTCCCACAATCCTTGTCTCCCTCGCGCCGGAATAGGTTCGGGCAGTTTTCGCACGTCTCGGAGTTCCCACGCATAACGCCCGGGTTCAAAGTTTCCGAACATTATCTCATCATCGCTGATGTTCCTGCCGGCAATACGTAAACGTAAGCAGAGTTCCCCCGCGAGCATATCAATTGGATAACACCCCACAAGCTCCGCCGTTGCAACTACCGCGCCGTAATCGTCGCTGTCTACGAGTCTCTCACAAAAGCTATCCCGCGTTTCACTTTCTAAACGCCTGTAAATGCCGAGCGCGTCCGCGAGAAGATCTTCCGGAAACGGAAAAGCCCACAAAAATGTTTTCGGTATTATCAGCTTGCTTGCGTGGATCGCGATCCGACCGTGGTAATTTGTTCTCCATGAGCGGGTCTCGTACTGTTTCGCGCCGTGGGCGATCAGATTCGCCCACGGTTGGTGTATGGTTAAAGCCTTCATACGCGATTCCCCGATTCTTTAACCTCGTCAACGTAAAACAGTATGCCTCGACAGAAGTCCTCGGCGCCGTCGAAAATCTCAAATGTCGCATGCGGTATGTCGGTCTTGAACGACCACGTAAAGTCGTCGTCGGTTTCGTCTTCGCACCATAACGCCTTAACAGACTTTGATTGATTTTGCTTTTGCAATTCCTTGAAATATGGGCATTTCTTGTCTTCGCATTCACTCTCTAACAGTTTCCCGTTATGAAAGAATAAGTCCGTACCCTTGTATGCGTCTACCGTGCTGTTAATTGCCCCGCGTATCTCAACAAGGTCGTCGCTCGTGCCGAACATCATAACGACGCCTCGGTCTTTGAGCTTTGCCTCCTCTTCGTCAGACACCTCCTCGCCGTACTTCCTGCCATCAAACATCGTGGCGAGATTTTCCAGTTCTCTTTGCTTTTCGCTTGGTTGCATTGTTTTCCCTCCTTATAATTTCTATTTTCCCCGATCCGAGAAACGGATCGAAGATAATCGGTTTGCCGCCGGCTAACGCCTTACGGGGCTTGTCGGGGGTGTTAGGTTGTTTCATAATTCACCAGATTTCTATTCCAGATTTTTACTCCACCGCTGTTTATCGCAGATAGGCGCGGTGTTTTTTCGGGGTCGTCCGGGTTGGTTCCAAGTGTGACCGCGGATGTATGCTTCCTTTGTCCACCCTGCCGCTCGTAAGCTGTTGCCGCACTCGCTGTCGAGAATGTACGTTATGATTTTCTTGTAGCCTAATTCTCGCGCTATACGCGCCGCAGATGAATATAAGAATGAGCAGGTGTTTTTTGTACCGTCCGTGCAGAGTCTTGTTACTTCGAGCGTTTTCCCGTCGTCAAGCGTTCGATTGACCGGACGCCCGACTTGTACGATGCCTACCAGCTTTCCGTTGTGTTCGGCTCCGAGACGGTATTTGTCACCCTGTGTCGGTTTATGGTGACGGTGGAACGTAGCGACAAACTCGTCAACTTGTTTTCTGGTTAGTGCTACCCGTTTCACCGTAAGACCTCTCTGTCTCCGATTTTAACGACGTATTTCTCGTCGGGCGTTTTTGATATGTTTATTTCAGTATTTATATCACACTCGCTTTCTTTGAGATAATCAAGACCGTCGTCATCTTCTAACGGGCAGCAGTAACTTCTGTCGGGGCTTGGCATTGTACACGAGCCATAATCATGGTCGAAACAATCGCATGAATAACAATCGCGTTCTTTGCTCATTGCGAACTCCTTTCAAGGATTGCCTTAATCTTTTTCTTTGTCAATTCATTGGCGGTTACGCCCAAAATTCGCGTTATGATTTCTCGGTCGTTTTTGGAGCGTTGGTCGTACATAACGCCACTTTTGGGGCTCACTCCGAGTTCCGTCAATTCGGGGCATTGCACGAGGTATGGGCATTTCCCGCATGTGCTGTAATACGATTCGCAATAGTCAACCATTTTGTTGTACCGCAGCTTTGCTTTTACCGCCGGCAGTAGGTTCTTTCTCATTACCATATCTCACTCGCCTTTCCTAACCTTGATAATCTTGGTAGGTACTTCCGTCCCGCTCTCCCTAAACGCGCCTTTATCAACATCTACGATTTCAGCGTCGCAGTCTTCCAACCAATCGCGGAAGTCAACGGCTTTTTTGTTGGTTCTGAAAAACGGCGAGACGCTCACTACCGGCTGAGTAAACGAATTGCCTATAATGACGTACCCCGGACAGCCGAGTAATGCGAGTTGGATATAACACATTCGAGCGACGACCGGGTCAACGTCCTGCGCTACGAACAGTACATCGCGCTGATAGTTTACTTCCTCATCGTAGCAGCTCTGCGCCGCCGCTATCAGCATTGCCCCTCCGCCGCAACAGTTATCGCCGATTGTAATGTAACCTCTTTTCTCTATCTCCGCTTTCGGGCTGCCTATTGCCATTTTAGCCATCATATAACTGACGTGATACGGGGTAAAGAATTGTCCTTTCCAGTGATTGCCGAGTTCCAGCTGCATATACATATCGCCGAGTATATCCGCGAATCTCTCCTCTTCAATCGCTTCGATTATCGCGATAAACATCTGTTGAAACGTCTCCGCTTCTTCTTTACTGTACTTTCCCATAATGCGGAGGTATTCGTCTTCGCGTTCCTGCCGAAAGTCGCACGGTTGCGATAATCCGGCGGATGCGATATAAACAAAATCCTGCCATACCTGCCAAGTGCTGTATTTATACTGGAATTTCTTGAACAGGT